GGAAGGAATACTGGTAATACAAGGAGCCCAAGGATTGGGTAAGACTTTGTGGTTTAAACGATTGTGTGATTACGAGAGGGGCTGGTTGTTAGAGGGTGCGACCCTAAATCCCTCTGATAAGGACTCTGTTAAGAGGGCGGTGTCGCACTGGATAGTGGAATTGGGTGAGATTGAGTCCACCTTTAAGAAGAGTGATATAGACCAATTAAAGGCGTTTGTGACAGCGAAAACAGATGAACTGAGGCTACCCTATGACAGAGCCTTTACCACCTACCAGAGAAGGACAGCGTTTTACGCTTCAGTGAACCAAAGGGAATTTCTGACTGATACTTCTGGCAATCGAAGATTCTGGTGTATTGCAGTCACTGAGATTGATGTCAACCATGGTATTGATATGCAACAGTTGTGGGCTGAGGTAAGAACAACCTTGTATGTGAAAGGACAGAAGAACTGGTTTCTATCCCCAGATGAAAGGGAGTTGTTACAAGACAGCAATGAGGCTTATCGTACCCAGAGTTCAGTCGAAGACTTGGTGTTGGAGCACGTCAACTTTGAAGGCACTTACAAGAAGCCAGTGCAGATGACTAAGTTATTGAGAGACTTAGGTATATCCAACCCCAGAATGCCAGATTTTAAAGATGCTTCAAGGGTGTTGGCAGAAAGAGGCATCACTCCCAGAAGAACGAATGGCAAGAAGGTGTATGATTTAGACTACAACAAAGTTGATGATGGCATAGGCAACAGTTATGGAGGGAGTGAATTTGATGAGTAAAGTGGAATGTAATTCATTGGATGGGCAAGGCATGATCTTAGATATGTTTGGTAATTATGTTAAACACAAAGAATATTACATAACTCCTATAAGTTATGATGAAACTAAACCATTTATCTTAAACATTCATTACGCTAAAAGGATGCCTTCCATATCTTATGCCTATGGTTTGTTTAAAAATAATAAATTAATAGGCGTTGTTTCGTATGGATCTCCCCCCTCTCCTTCTTTGTGTTCTGGCATAGCTGGAGAAGAATATAAACATTTAGTTTTAGAATTAAACAGATTGGTTTTAAAAGAAAATAGAAAAAATCAAGCATCTATTCTAATAGGTGGTTCTTTTAAGTTGTTACCGAAGCCTAGAATTATAGTTAGTTATGCGGACACAGAACAAGAACATATAGGAGTGGTGTATCAAGCAACTAATTTTCTTTATACAGGTTTGTCAGATAAAAGAACAGAGTGGAGACTACGAGGAAGTAATTTACATAGCAAAACAGTTTGCGAAACTTATTCTTTAGAAGAAAGACACCGAGACACAGAAAAATTTTCTCTCATTAATAGACCAAGAAAACACAGATACATATACTTCTTAGGTAGTAAAACAGAAAAAAAACAATACAAGAGAAATCTTAAATATGAGATAAAAGCCTATCCTAAAAAACAATTACAAAAGCACTATGATTAAAGAAGTTATCGGCAACGCCACGCTGTATTGTGGTGATAGTAATGAAATTCTGGACAGCGTAGATGCTGTGGATAGCTGTGTTACTGACCCCCCTTATGGTTTGTCATTCATGGGTAAACAATGGGATTATGATGTTCCCAACAAAGAACTGTGGCGAAAAGTGGCGAACTCCTTGAAAAGTGGTGGACACCTGTTGTCCTTCTTTGGTTCACGCACTTATCATCGTGGGGTTATCCCCATCGAAGATGCTGGCTTTGAGATACGAGATCAGCTCATGTGGATCTATGGCAGTGGCTTTCCTAAGTCGCACAACATAGGGAAGAAAGTAAAAGAATACGAAGGTTGGGGTACAGCACTCAAGCCAGCTCATGAGCCGATTGTTATGGCGAGGAAACCCTTTAAGGGTAGTGTGGCAGAGAATGTCCTAGAGCATGGTACTGGTGGGATTAACATAGATGGGTGTCGAGTGGAAACCAATCCAGATGTAGATGATAAAAGGTTGGGTGGTCAAGGTGAGTGGAAGACTGATAAGACTGCAAAAAATGTATATGAGGGTGGTTATGAGGGTAAAAACATAGCATCATCTGAACAAGGCAGATTCCCAGCCAATGTCATGCACGATGGTTCTGAGGAAGTGCTGGAGATATTTCCACAGTCAAAGGGTTGGAGTAGTCAAAAGCACAATACATTTAATCCTTATGGGGGTAATGCACTGCAATCTTCCGAAACACAGAGGAAAGGTTTTCACAAAGGCTATGATGACGAAGGCACAGCAGCTCGCTACTTCTACTGTGCGAAAGCGAGTAAGGAAGATAGAGATGAGGGGTTGGAACAACAAGAAGCACCCACAGAAAACTTACAAGGATTAGATACAAGGGGTCGAGCTTTAGTGCGTGAAGATGGCTCCAAGACTTTAGTTGAAAGGTGGAAGCCTAACCAAACAAGAAAGAACAATCACCCCACAGTCAAACCAGTGGAGTTGATGAAATACCTGTGTCGCCTAGTGACACCGCAAGGTGGGGTGGTCTTAGACCCTTTTATGGGCTCTGGTAGCACTGGTGTCGCTGCCATGAAGGAGGGCTTTAAGTTTGTGGGTATAGAGTTGGATAGGGATTACTTTGACATGGCCTGTGCCAGAATTGAAGAAGCCCAGCACAACATACAACAGGAGCTATTCACATGATAGATAAGAAGGTGGCCAAGGAGGCTGTGTGGGATGTCGGCATTGGGTTCTTGATAGCATTTCCATTGGCTTATGTGGTGTTGAGTTTTGCCACTTGGTTTGAACTGTCAATCAGTGTAACTGCTGTTGTGCAAACGCTGGTGTTCACTGTTGTGGCACTAACCAGAAAGTATTTTGTTCGGTTATTTTTTAAGAAAAACGGAGATTAACAGTGTTAGGTAGGCTAAACAGGGTATAGTAAATGATATGCCACCCTGTAGTGAAAGCCAGATAAATAAAGGGTTTTCTCTTATAGGTAGTGTTAGGTATATACATTTATAATAATAATATTTTATATATAGCATAACAGTATAAATACCTGTTTATGCTGGTTATGAATATAATTATAGGAAATACTATGCCCTACCCACACTTTACACTGTTGGTGGTTTTAATAGAATAGAAAAGGGAGAAAGTGTTATGACACAATATCGAAGAGAAGTTGAAGAACGAAGAGAGCAAATTGCACATGAGAAGTGGTTAAAAGAACCAAGTAGCTTACACGCTAACAATGGTTATCTGGAAATCAGATATAATGATGGTCGTATTAAAAGGGAGAAGATAAGACAAAGTGGCAAGACCTAAGAAAACACCAATCAGGTTAGTTAATGCTCCTGAACAGTTTGAGAAGGATAAAGAGTTTGGGTTGACCAAAATGCAAGCTGGCTTTGTTTGGTTTTACACTGAAGGAGCTTGTGGCCAAACAGAAGCAGCTAGACGAGCTGGCTACGAGTTCCCAGCAGTAGCAGCTAACAAGATGCTCAATGGTAAAGACCATCCTAATGTGGTTAAAGCCATAAGAGTTAGGCAAGATGAGTTAGCAGAGAAGTATGCCATTACTCCACAGAAGACTGGGACAATGTTGTGGAAGATTACTGAAAATGCTTATGAAAGTGGACAGTTCAACGCAGCTGTGTCAGCTATCAAAGAGCTCAATCAACTGGCTGGTTTGTCAGTGAATAGATCCCAGACTCTTAACATAAATGCTAACTTGGATAGCATGAGTAAGGATGAGATTAAGGAGAGGTTGTCTAAACTTCTTGGTGTGGATTCTGACACTTACTCTGTTAAGGATATGTAGTCTGCTTAACTTAGAGATTGCCCCTCGCCCTTCCCCAAGGGGTATTTGTTGGGGAAAAATCAAAAAATCCCAAAAACTTCAATAAAATCAATAGCTTACGAGTGTATTAACTTGTATAACTATGTATTAACATTTACACACCACTGCTCACAGCTACCACAGGTCACAAAAGCCAGCTGGTAGGAACCCTATTGGAATGGGGTTTTTCTGAGGATCGGCATTTAGTTTAGGGTGGCACCCCCCTTTTTTGATATTGTCATGGCAGTCATAGTTATAACTAAGTTAGGTACACTGAATCACCAAAAAAAACGATAGCCACATTTACAACAATGTATAAAAAATAGGAACCCTATGGGCTTGAGTGATATACTGCGAACATGGTTAATTCCAGAAACAAGGGAGCCACCTTCGAGAGACAATTCGTAGGAATCCTAAACGAATTTTTTGCAGAAAATGATTTGGATGTTACTTGCAAGAGAAACCTTGACCAGTATCAAATTAAAAACGAATGTGACATACCCATCCCATTTCATGCAATCGAGTGCAAGCACTACAAAGAGGGTAGCTGGCTAAAGTCAGAGTGGTGGAATCAAGTGTGTGAGTCGGCCAATGGTAGGATCCCTATTCTTGCCTTCAAATTCAATCGCATACCCATCAGGGTGTGCATTCCCTTACACGCCATTAACCCTGAATGGGAGAAGGACAACCAAAAAATTGCAGTATTACCCCTGAATGACTGGTTAGAGGTCTTAAAGAAAAATTGGAATTACTATGAAATGAGAGAAAACAATGCCCACACCTAAACATGGAGTTACTGGTAACTTCTCCATAGAAAAGGATGAAGTTAAACAGTTCATGGATCTCACCAAACGAGTTACGCCCATCAAAGGACAGGTGTTTAGAGACTCAGAAATGGTTGTAGACGAACAATATCGTGATGTGGATGTCTACTACATAGAGTCTGAGGAAGAAGCCCTCTATGAAGTTTTACAAAAAGTAGCACAAACATCTAATTCTTACTTTAATTATGAGATAAATGGCATTGAAAAGGCTCAAGTCATGAAATACACAGCACCTTCCAATGGTTACAGCTGGCATATTGACATAGGGGCTGATGGCATAGCAGCGAATCGCAAGATAGCTGTGTCCATATTGCTTAATGAAAACTATGAGGGTGGCGAAATGGCTTTCAGAACAGCGGAACAGGAAGAGGAAGTGAAGCCCAAAACAGGTGAAGTGGTGGCCTTTAGCTCATTCATCTCTCACAGTGTAAAACCCATAACCAAAGGGAAGCGTTATGTGGTGGTGGCATGGTTCACAGGACCCCATTTTAGATAGAAAAACATTGTGGTAGACTGACCTCATGGCTTCCTTTGATGATGTAAACATATTTGGACCCCCAGCTCCCCTACCAGATAGCAGCTGGTATTACAGGTGTGGCTGGAGCTGGTGTAATTGGTAGCACCCTAGATGAACCCCTAGAAGGCAATACCAGAGAGATCCTGTAATTTAGGCCAGAAAGCTCCAAAACGAGCT